CGTCATCGTTGCGCTTTTCGACTAACTCATATACGCCCGCTGAACCAGCAATCATATCGTATGCCGAGTCCAAGTCCTGTGTGTAGTCGTAAACAAGCGTGGCGACGAGCTGGTGACGGTTCTCGTCCTCCATGTTGGTCGTTGGCTGCACAAACACACGGTCCTTTGTCACGTAGCACAGTGGCAGCTCCGATTTATTCGGTGCCTACAGGTCGCCGTGATGGTATCGGCCGACAAGTTCGCTCGGTCCGTTGGTCTCGAGCGCAGCAATAACTTTCATGATAATGGGGTCGCGGTAGTCGCTCATGATGCCACACCTCCAACCCTCGAATTATTGGCGCGTGGTTGATAGAGTCGCTTGCCAGTGAGTGGGTCAATCCACCGAGACCATTCGCGGACGTCGTTTACATCTACAAAGCATTGGATACAAAGCGAGAACGCCGTGCCGTTGCGGGTGCCGTCCTGTTTACCAACGTGTGCAGTGGTAGTACCGCACGCGGCGCATGGGCGCATGACAATGTCTTTTTTACGAACCGTTATTTTGCTCAAGTCTTGCATGGTTATCTCCTTTGTAGTTCCACTATGTACGCTTGTAGCGCGCGCATGATGAAGCTTTTTCGCTGATTGTCTATCTTCATCATAACGCGTCGGGGCAGCTTTTTGCGAGGCTTATTGCTCTGGTGGTATTTGAAATATGGTGAGCGGTTGCCAAGTATCAGAGAGTCCGGCTTCACGAGGCTATAAAAACTGCCGTACATTTTGCCAGTACGATTGAGCAGTGGCCATGTATCAATACGCTGTCCGTCTTTGTAGCGCGGCACGCGTGGTGCCCAGCCGCCAAACAGCTCACCCTCCTGCTGCATGTTTATTTGAAACGTTTTCTGCAGCTCGTTACCAGATGAGCGGAGTGGCTTTGTGAAGTCTTTGATGCCGTCGGTTACTATCAGCAAGCGTCGGCTGAGTTGCTTCTCGCCCTCGATAGTAATGCTAAAGTCCATGTACTAGCACCTCCGCATGAAAAATTCATCGTCGGTGTTGTCATGTTCACGACAGTTGCCTTCCGGTTCTCGTGAGAATACATCGCCGTCGCTGGCGGTAGAGACAACGTCGGATGCACTGGTAGCGGCGAGGCGCTTCTTGTTTTTGAGTCCGTCGAGATAGTCCTGTATGAGCTTTGCGGCGCGGTCCATTTTTGCGCCACCGTCTTTGGCGGTGAGCTCGGTATCGGAGCGATTGCCCCAGTCGCGCATGAGTATGAGGCCAGCAGCATATAGCTCGGCGGCCGTCTTTATAATTGCAGGAACCGGGCTGAGAGGCGTTGCAATGATGTGGCCGACCTTCATATCTACCCAACTGTCGGCTTCCTCGGCCTTGCCCTCTACATAGTCAGTAGCCAGCGGGCTGAAGCTGTAGTACACGCGCACGCGCGTACCCGTTGCGGGCGCGGCCGCGAGCGTGATGGTTCCAGTGTCAGCATCGACACTAGATACGTCCACTACTTCATCGTTCACGTAGGCAATGACATCTTTTGGCGTTACTTCGCCGTCGTCGTCGCGGTCAACGATAGGTTTTCGCTTCACGACAAACTCCAGGTTCGAGCTGTTGATCAGCCCGCCGGGAGTTTCGTTATCGACACGCGAGAGTAAACCGGCCGTCTCGCGTATTGCCAGAACGCTCGCGTATGCCATTGACTATTCCTCGTCGCCTGCTGCGGCGCGTTTTGCTTCGATAGCGTCAATCAAGACTTGCTTTTTGGTTCCGGGCTTTGCGTACTGCTCGGCATCTTCGACACCTTCAGCCTTGGCAATCTCGACAAGCTCTTTGACTTTGTAATCAGCAAGTGGCTTTTCATCGTCACCTTCATCACCAGAACCGCCCTCGTCGCCATAGTTGCGACCAGTCTGGGTAGTTTGCTCATTCTCAAGTTCAGACGACGTTTTGAGTGGTTCCTCGGCAAGTCGCTCTTCCCATTTCTGGGCTTCTGCTTCGTCGACGATTTCGATATAGCGGTCGCCATTAAGCTGTGCTAGTTCTGCCTCGGTTACTTCAGCGAGTACAGGGCGTGGACCGGGCGTAAACGTAATGCCTGCGCGACGGTGTTGCTGACCAACTGGAAAGTCCCGGGTTAAGCGTGCGTATACTTTGGTTGTTTTTTCTGACATGGTTATGGTCTCCGTTTAATTTAATTTTATGTAGTATGAGGGGCGAGCGAGCTGCCCCTCATAGCGTACAGGTGACTAAGCGCCAAGCGTACCGGTCGCGCCAGTTGAGGCAACAGCCTTCTGGAACAATCCGTAGCCAACGGCACCGCGCCAGTATGTACCAACGTACACTTTGCGGCGCATAAACTCAGCTTCAGACTGGTTTACGACAGAGCCTTCAGATGGCAAGTGGCCGAGCACAGAAAGCTCTTCACGCTTGCGGTTCTGAATAACAAATGCCTTCACCTTGCCGGTCTTGTTTACCAAGTACCAAGCGTCCTGATCAGTAAGCCATGGGTTTACGACGAGGCGAGCCTTGCCGTAGTTAGGGTTGTCACCACCAGCTGCAAGCGTTCGTGTCTGAACAAGCGCTTCACCCTGAGCACGTAGGCCAACTGGAACGATGAGGTCAAGGTCCAAGTTGGTGTTCAGTGGTCGACCTTGGTCGTCTTTGAACAGGTAGAACTTATCAATTGCAGCGTTGAAGCTTGTTGGGCCAAGCTTGTCAGTAATGAGGTTCGACTGTACACCACTCGCACCAACACTGTGGTCGGTGTCAAAGAAGTACTGGCCATCGTATGCTAGGCCAGAGAACCCGCCCGGCAGCAATGTGCCGTACAAAAGCTCGTCTGGGAACATAGCACTTGACTCACCGATTTGGCCAGCAAGGATAGCATACTGACCGGTCTGGTCGTCGTCGACATCCTTGAGGTCAATAGCCATTGATGCTTCGTACTCTTCGTTCTCAATTGCGTACTTGTAATTGCCAACCTTGACAGGTTTACGTTCACCGTTGAAAAGGCGCATGCGAGGCACTGAGCCAAGCCAAGCAAAGTTCTCAGATGGTCCGTTGCTTGTGATTTGCATTGCGACACCTTCGTTTTGAGCAACGTAGTTGTCGAATGCCTCTTGGTATTCAGAGCGCAGTCCTTTGACAAATAGATCGTCTAACATTTCTTGGTTCTCCGTTTATCTTTTATTTATTGCTATTGTTAGGCACCGGGAGTGATGCGGACTCGCACCTTGGATGCGCTGATGAACTCAGTGACGACACCGACCAGGACGTCATTCGTAGTGGTAGCTGCAAGAGCGACGGTCTGGTTGTCGACTGCATATACCTTTTGACCAACGGTGGCTTGTGTAGCCGTACCGCTAAATGCGAAATCGTGTGCACCTTGCGTGATAACGCGGCCTTCTTTGGCACCGTTAGCGCCGGCAGAGTTATCGACGGATTTGTCAAGGACACCTTGGAACAAGCATGATGCGGTATCCGCAGCGTTTACCAACCAGCCGCTTGCATCTGTCATAACGGCAGCGCCAGCGACAAGCTTGGTGCTTGCCTTCACTTTGTAGTGTCCGATTTTCCATTCTTGAGTTTGTGGATCACGTGCGACTGTGATGTCAGCCATGGTTATTTCTCCTCAATTTCATTTAAAGTTATTGTTCCTGCTTCGAGTTGTTTTTTGAATGTGGCAAGGTTGAAGCCCATTTTTGTGATCTTCTCTTCTTGCTCTTTGCTCAGCTCGACTTTATTTTCCTCTCCCTGAGCACCTTGCTCTGCGTTTAACTTCAGCGCAGGACCTGCGTTTAAGATAGCAGAGAGCATGGTTACGATGTTGACGCCACCCTCACCTTTGGCGAGAGTAACTTTGCCGTCGACTTTCACGTCGGCCGATAGGGTAACTGACCCGACCTTTGCAAGGCTCAGGAACAGCTCTTTTTGTGCGGGGGTAATTTTGCCAGCGCTCAAGAGTGTTTGATACTCTTTCTCGGCACTCATCTCGGCAATTTTTGCGTTGGCTTTTGCAAGCTTCTGCTCGGCGGTTTCTTCGCCTTCTGGTTTCTCGGCAGCAGCAGCAGCAGCAGCTTCCTCTTCAGCCTTTTTCGCAGCCTCAGCCTCTTCAGCAGCTTTTGCTTCCTCGGCTTCGCGGGCAGCCTTCTCTTCCTCGGCTTCGCGGGCAGCCTTCTCTTCGTCGGTTTCTTCAGCAGCGGGAGCTTCGCTCTCGGCGATCTGCTTTGTGACTTCGTCGGCTGCAGCTTCAGGTACGTTTACCTCTGCGCCGGCAGCAACTTCTACTGTGACATCGTTGTCTTTGTCGTCCTTGTAGGTGACCTTGACAGCGTAGTCTTTATCGTTTTTGACAGTTGATAGTTTGAGCATTTTAATCTCCTCTACTTTAGACTTACTTAACATTATAACACTAGGGGTTCCGTTTATTGCAAACTGCTGTGCAAACTGTTCTGTGTGCTTCGAGAACTCCGCGCGCTCAAAGCCTGTCATGTTGTTGATATATGGCTCGTCAGTGAGCGCAACGTGAAAGAGTGTTGGACCGTATGAGGTCTGGTCTTTCTGCGAGACATAGTCCCAGTCAAAGCCCATACTAACGTCCCAGATAAGGCCCTTCTCAATTTTCGCAACCGTATCTTCATCTCGAATATCTAGGTAAGCAAAGCAACGGTCGGTTCCGACCTCAAGGCCAATGACCTCGCCCGTGTTTGACTTTACGTCCCCGGTATGATTGAGCGGTACAGGCAGCTTGCTACCAAGCACGTTGTTCTCAAGGTTGGCTTTCATTTTGTAGGCAAGCGCAGCGTCGAGCGTCATGGTCAGCTCGCCGTCCCACCACCAGTAAGGGTTAACCCATTCACCGTATGTGAAGATCTCTTTTTTGAACACCGTGCCTGTTGGCTCGGATACAAAGTCGTTGCTCGCGCCCTTCGCCAGTTTCGTCATTCCCTGTGCAGACGACAGGAGTGAGATCATGTGATTTTTAGTAGGGTCTTGGTTCATATTTTCATTCTCCCATATTGTTAATGTTTTGCATAGTACTTACTGTTGCGTTATCAATTCCTGTGTGATAGTCGATTG